TATATCCGGGAGTTAGCTCAGGATCGCTAAGATCTATAGTCGGACCAAAAAGTCGTTCTTGTATTGGCCTAAAAAGAGAAAGTTCAAAATCTTTTGAATTCTTAGCATTCTCATCATTTGGCAGCTCAGGATTTAAAGAGGGCAGTTCTCCTTGAGGAAGTCCTTTATTCCATTGTAAGTTGACTTCTTGAAAATTATAAAAGCCATCTTTAGAAACCACAGGAACGTTGTTCCAGTAAACAGATCTAAGGTATCCTAGTTCTGTATCGCAATTACCAGAAGCGTCTAGGGCGCTATAGGGTTTAAAGGTACAAGTATGATAACCTATGTCTCCTGCATTTCCTTCAAAATAATATTGACCGCTAACTATTCCATCTATCTCTCCTTCGCCTAATAAATCTGCAACATTAACACGACTCTTTGCTGAGAATAAGCCAGTTTCGCCGGTGCGAAAAACTCCCGCTTCGTCTTGAATGGGCGGCCTTGCCGTTCTTTCATCTCTTTTACCCATAATAATTAATCGTAACCATAGCCTTCATCGACTACAAATACCCGTTTGCCGTTTACTATTCTGAATCCGTCTGCATCTTCATGTCCTTCCAGTCCTTCTTCTGAAAAGTTTATATAATCGTCCCCGTCAGAAGTTAGCACAGACTTTTTGCCGCCAACCGTAGGATTTCCAGCTGGTCCACATCCATCTAGCAAAGTTTTATCACTGACAATCTTAGCCCTACGTCGCATTTCTTCATCTCCCTTAATTCCTCCACGAAAATCATTTCCATAATCCAAACCATAGCCCTCAAAGCCCCAATATTTAGGAAATGGAATAAACGCAAGTTTATCAGCTTGCTCGTTCATAAAGTTACCATTTAATTCATCTACAGTTTCTATGCTAGACTGAATCACTTGACTGCCTACTAATAATTGACCGTATCCTATAAATACTGGACCGCCTTCTCTTATGACGTTCGCTGGTCCAGAAAAAAGATAAGATGGCCTGCCGCCGCCTTCTATCTGTCTAAAGTCATCAAACTCAGGCATAGGAGTAAGAAGATTTGCTATTCCTGCCGCCATGAGTCCGACACCTGCCATTATAAAAGCGGAGCCAAGTATTGGATTTGTAGGTAATAGAATAAATCCAACTACGATTAAAATAGCTCCTATAATAGTTTGAAATATATCTGCTCCATCTCCTCCTCCCGCTCCTTCGACTACTGGAATAATATCTATAGTTTCTATTTCTCTTTTTATGACAAGCTCAGAAGTCTCTAAGCCTTCAAATTTATTTATGTCTTTTTCATTGTCGTGAACGAAATCCTTACCATTGATTAAAACTCTGTATTTTATATTTTTTTTGTCGTTCTCCATTAGTTTTTTGCAGAGTATTTTGCACTGGTTCTCTACAGCGTTTATAGCTTCTCCTACAGATTGCACAGCCAGCTTCCAAGTATCTCTTCCGATACTTTTACCTAAATCCCCATGAAATTTAACTGTAGCTAAAGAATCGTTCATTTTTTAAATCTATACACTTTTGTTAAACTATTATAGTATTCTTCTATGCTATCACTCTTTGGTTTTTTACCAATAGGGTGATGCAAAAACATGCCGTTAGAAGTATAAATGCCGAAATGGTCTATATTGTTTTTAAGAGAAAAGCACAAAATATCACAATTCTCCAAGTCTTGAATAGACAAAAGATTAACTTGCGCCCAAGCATCTTTATTTAAGTCAAAAGTTTTCGAGACGATATTTAAATTTTTATTAACCCATTTAGAGTCTCTGCTATTAAGCTCTTCTGGCAGTATTAAATCGTATCCTTTTTCTTTCTTTATATATTTCTGGACGAGAGAAATACAATCTGATTTACCCCACTCAAAATCTATTTCTAAGACTTCTTCTTTATTTTTCTGATAGTCAAATAATTTAAAAGTATTCGAATATATATCATACAACACAAAATTAATTTTATGTTTTAAGCTGTCCTCCTTATCTTTTATAGAAAAGTCAGGGTTTCCGTTGGAATGAGAATGATATATAGCTTGCACGTCACCTAATAACGAGGCTTTATAATAATCTACAGTGTCTACAGCGAAAGACCTTTTCTTATCGGTCGATGTATTTTTAGCTCTGTAAGCTTTAATAATTCCGTCAGACTCAAAAATCAATCCGCAGCACTCATTAGGATTTTCCTCCAGAGCGTGTTTTTTTATATAATTTTTAATATATTTATTAATCATCTTGCAGACTGTTCAAGTTTAGTAGCATTTGGAAATCCTCCAAATTGCAGTTGGCCCTTTACGAAGTCTTGAGTTTTTTCGCCAATAACTACGCCTCCTTGCAGCCCCCATCTTTTTCTGCACCCTTCTAAGGTTTTAGAGCACATGTCAGAAATCCAGTATTCAGGATTCGGTGGGTTGTATTTTGTTTCCGTAGAACTAGAAGGCACGGGCGCTTTGCATACAAAATAATATTTTATATTGTCTTTTATTTTAAAAACGTAGTCTCCTACTTTATAACTTTTATCATGCTTCCATTCTCCTTGAGCGTTTAAAGGGTTGTTTAATAGTTCTGTAATGCTGTCATTTTTAATAGTGGCGACAGGAGGGGCGTCTTCAGGTAGCCTAAGCTCTGAATCTCTTATTTGACACTTAGCTAAAAGTTCGCTTGTGGTGCCCGGCCCCGGTAATGGCTGATCTGGCTCATTGGGGTCAATCTTAGGCATGATATTTGGAGTTAACTCATTAAATCTTAATTTTTCAGGTTTTGCTGACTCGTAAAAGCACCCGCACCCTCTATAAGCAAATCCACACTTTCTAGACTGAACTGTTCTTCTGGGCAGCTTGACTCCTTCGACATCTAAGGAGGAACTTAACTCATAGACTATAGCAGTTTTTGACTCAGAAGCTTTTCTTTCGATAAAGAATATATCTCTTGGAAGTTCAGCGTAAGGGTCAGGCTCGTATCCTTCAGGAAAAGCAGAAAGATAACTTCCGTCGGTCCCGTCATATTTGGCAATATCTGCAAAATTATTTTTATCTAAAAACTTTGCATAAGTTCTAATTCTAGTTACTTTAGCTCCAACTATATCTCCATATTTTCTTATAGCCCTTCTGATAAGAGAGAGGATTTCAGTTTCTTGGTCGCTTTGTGACGACATGCTTAGCCTAGGTGTGGGCAATATTCCTCTAGAACTTATTTCATATCCTTCTGCTTGAATAGGAGCGGGAAAAAAAGTTTTTCCTTGCCAAAATATAAAAGAATTAAATACTCTGATATTGTTATGAAATCTTAAAATATTATCTTTTGAGTCTTCAAAGTTCGGCAGAGAAGGATTAACTTCTGCGTAATCTTTTATTAAACTAGAACTAATAGACCCTACTACAGAAGAAAGGTCTATCTCGAAAAAAGACAAAAGAGTAGAAGGATCTAGGTTTCCAAGTTCTCTAGCAAGAGACTTTATGGAAGACTTAGCTTGGTCTTTTGGTATTTGAGTATAGTCACTAGGCATTAATTGTTAACTTCTTCAAATTCTGCGGTTATTGTATAGTTGTTATAAAAAACAAATTCGCTCGTCCAGCTCTTACAAACAAAAATCTTTGTATATCCCCCGTTTTGCAAATCGTTATGAGGCTCTGGAATGTTTTCAAAAACAAAAGACTCAACACCGTCTCGGGCTTGTAAAAAATGATTTATAGCTTTAGCTTCTTTCGTATCCCTATGCTCGAACTTCAAAGAAAATTTTAGCAGGTTATTGTAGATCCCGTCTTTAAATCTTTGTTGATAGCCATTTCCAAAAGTTATTGTATTCGTTCTTGGTTCGTGCTGTACAGAAAAGTTATAAGAGGGAGACCAGATAAATTTTGCTTTAGCCACTCCGTTTCTGGTGGTTATACCTCCCCAAAAAGCAGAATCAGAGACTGGAGTGTTTCCTTGGTTGCTATTTGATGTACTGTAGTAGTATTTGACTGATTTAGGAACGCTGAATGTTGAAAAACGCTCGAAAACAGCAACGACTTCGTCTTTATTATACGTTATATCGTTTTTATACTCCGTAATGTTATAAATGCTATTTTCGTCAGCCATTTTTCCTTATACCTCACAAAATATTACACCAAAAAAGTGTAAATAATGTAAATGTTATCACGCATAAGGAGAGAGGAGCAAAAGTTAGCGGTAAACGGCACTGGAGTCAATGGGGTCCAGAGTCTAAATTTCGGCTACGAGAGCACTGCTCAACCTATCTCCACTTTGGGGCATAAAAACATGATCTATGCGCCGTCATCGCCTCAAACAGCGTCTATTTCAGCAGAAAGCCTTTTAGTATACGATGACTTCTTTTTGGAGTTTACTGGAGCCATACCTTTTAGTGGCCAAATAGATTACAAAAATAAGAAAGTACAATTTACAGAAGCTTATCTAAGCTCGTACTCATCTTCTTGTTCTATAGGAGAGATTCCAACTTTAGGCATGCAGGCAGAAGTTTATGGTGAGCTTGGGACAGGAGAATTTTTTACCCCCTCTAGTTCTTCTCCTCATGATACAACAGTACAAACTGCAGGATACAACTCTATAAATATAGATTTGGATGAATTTAATACAAATAGAGTCATGAGTTATTCTTTAGATATACAAACACCAAGAACTCCTATCTACGATTTTGTTGGCAGAACTCCTGCCGAAGTAGTTTCTGATTCTCCTTTAGATATTACTCTTCAATTTAATATACAGCCAGATGATTACGAAATAAAAAATATGAGATTTGTACCAGAAGAAACTGTGTTTAGAAATGTAAGCTTAACTATAAATGAAAATAGCAAAAATAATAGCATGCAAAGTTTTTCTTTTAATAACATGTTATTAGTATCTGAACAATATCAAATAAACACAGAGTCAACAGCAAGCATAGCTTTTACTTTAAAAGGAACTATTTTTCGATAACATGGCTACGATAAGATACGATCAGATTCCGCTTACGATACATTATAATGATCGCAGTGAAACTATACTGGCCTATAACTGCGCTTTAAGTGAAGCGGCTGATTTAAGACCAATAAAAGGTGTAGGGTTTAAAGGAGTATTAGAACAAACTCCTCAAGGAGCCAGAACAGCTAGTATATCTTTTTCTTATACGCCCGTACTGACTGGAATAGTGGATACATTTACAGAAAGTACGGGTAGTTTTAATATTATAAATGAGCTAGCTAATGAGTTAAAAAATTCTAAACAATCTATTGCTTCTGGGGTAGACATAGTATTTGGAGGCATTAGCGGAGAAGGATTGCTATCATCATATTCTTTATCTTTGGCCCCTTATTCTCCTGTTGAATGCGATGTAAATTTTGAACTTTTTGGTTCTGGAGAAAATATACCTGTAAGTGGCAGCTTGACTGCAACCGAAGGAGATAAGGAAGAGCAATCGTTGGCCGGAACAGTAGGTCATTCCGCTTACTCCTCTTTTATAACATCAAGTTCTCCTGCAACTATTACTAGCGAAGATCAAACAGGTATAATACAGTCTGTGGACTATTCTTTAAATTTTCAATATGAACCTGTGTATAAATTAGGAAAAGAGTTTCCTTTTTCTTTTTTATATCATTCAGCAGAAGAAGAAGCCTCTATTACAGAAAATGTTTATCAAGCGAGCGGAATGGCTTTTACAGGAAAAAATGAAAATTTTAATTTAAATATAAAAGCTTTAGACGGAAGCACTGCTATGCAGCTAAAAATGGATGAACCAGTGTTAAATAATACTCAAGTTTCCGTTGATGCCGGAGGACTCGTAAACGCTACTAAACAGATAAGGAGTGTATATTAATGATTTTTTCATCTAAAAACACGAAGCTTAATTTAAATGACCTGAATATAATTGCAGACCAGTGCTCTTTAGATATTCAAGCTTCTATAGATCCAAGATACGATGCAGGACAAAGGCACTCTAGGAATTATTTTGCCAACGCAGGAATAGGGTCTACTTTAACATTTAGCCACTACTTGACAGGAAATTTAGATGGCATAAAAGCTTTTATTACTACCCAAGGAGAAAAAATAGCAGGTAATAGAAGCAACGAAGGCGCACTTGTTTCGGGCAGCTTCGGCGGAATGATTTTCAAAAGCGGGTATTTAAGATCTTATGATATAAATTTTCAACCAAACCAACCAGTAGTCGCTAATTCTACGATTGTTTTTTTTGATGACCTAAGCGGAGACTTTGTTCAAACAGAAGAACTAGTTCCTAAAGAGAAGGTATTGAACTGTAAAAATATTGAAGTTCAAAATGCTTCAAGTAGCGATGTAGGCGAAATAAATGATTTTATTAATATGTCGTACAGTTATTCTAGCGAGATTAATCCTGTTTATTCAGCTGGGAAAACTGTTCCTGACAGAATTTATTTTGGCAAAAAAAATGTCTCTATGGGGTTAGAAGTTGATAACCCTACAGGGCATGTTCCTTTTAGCGGCGCTGATTCCAAGTTTACAATAAAATTGTTTAATCATAGTGATACTAACTCTCAAGAGAGCTTTAGTTGTTTCGGCGCTTTACAAAGTAGGTCAATTAGAACTTCTGTAGATAACAAAGTATCTCATCAACTGAGTATAGTTTCAAACGCTACTGCAGTAGGGACTTTAGTAGCTGCTACGATTACTCCTATAGCGAGGCCCGTGTTTAAAGATGATGATGGAAATGAATCTATTCCAATAAATCAACCAGTAATATAACATGTCTTCATTTTTTCCAAACTCAGGATTTTTATTAAGCGGCACTAATTTGACCGAGGCCAGCCATATACTCTGGGGGTCTACGAGAATAAATAGTGATAGATTAATTTTTGAAGGCACGACAGGTATTAAAGGAATTGTTCCTGCCTCTGCAGCTTCTCAAGACCAAATTTTTATTATAACAAATGATGGAGAGGCCAAAGCAATAGAAGGAACGCAGCCAACTATAGAACTAGCTTCGGGAGACGCTATTAAAGTAGGCAATTTAGAAAACCCTAAAGCGGCAGCGGGGGACATAATAAATGTAACAGGAGAAAACTTTTTTAGAGTAACAAATGTAAATTTTGGACAAACACAAGCTTCTTTTAAAGTTCGGTCCTCCAGAGAAATAGAAGTCACTGTTCCTGTGGGAGCTGAAGCTACGGGGATTAGCGTGTCTTCTTCAATTAGGCCTAGCGCTTCAAATTTCAACAGTGGTATTTCTCCTAATAATTTCGTAGCAGTTCCCCAAGTCGTTTCTGTGTCTCCCTCTTTTCAGGTACCCGGTCAGCCTATAACGGTCAGTGGGAGCAGCTTCGCTAGCGTGACTGGATTGAGATTCCCGAATAGGGTTACTGGAGAGGCTATATTTAATTCGTCAGAAAATTCTTTTCAAGCAAATGTTCCCACTGGTAAAACAAGCGGACCTATAGCTTTGCTGCTATCCGACGATACAGCAGTCACAGGAAATGTAGAGCAGGCTTTTGTTTCCCATTTGGCTAATATAGAAAGGATAGTCCCGGCATCTGGAGTAATAGCAGGGAACTTAATTACTATAGAGGGCGAAAACTTTTTTGAAGATATATTATATTTTAATTCTGGCACTAATAGAGTGAAAGTGAAGATAGGTGATGTAGATGCAAACGAATTTAAAATTATAAACGATTCTTCAATAAGCGGACAAGTTCCTTCTTTCATAAAAAAAGGAGATCATACGGTTTCGTTGTACAGCAGTAATAATGATATATACCCATCTGGAGCAACTATTAATGTGACAGGAGTTACTCCTTCTGTTTCTGGCGCAGATTTAGGATACGTTTTAACTGGGGAGAGAATAAACATAACAGGGAAAGAGCTTCTGCAAATAAATAAAGTAACTTTAACTAGAAAAGATATAACTGGAGTTTCTGTTGATGTTACGGGAAGCGGTATATTGAAATCAAGTTTTTCTGACAGGCTTGGAATAAATGTTCCCACGGGCCTTCAGTCCGGAGGATTTGAGTCTGGAAGAAACTCGTTTTTTGTAGACGTTTCCGTTAGTGGGCTTTACGGAGCTTCCGCAACTTTAGAAAGCGGTTTCTTTGTTCAAGGGCGTCCTTTTATAGAATCTTTAGAAGGGGGGTTAGATTATAACAGACCGCCAAATTCAACAGGTATTTTAACTGGATTAAATTTAATTAAAAACTCTGATATAATTTTTATTGACGCAGACACTGATAAGGTATTAACTAGAACTAAAGCTACTGGCGTCACTGGAAGTGGAAATTATACTACCGAATCATTTTTTAAGTTTCCTCCAGAAATTGAATCCACTGGAATTAACATACAAGTTAAGAATTTTGCTGGAACAAGCAATCTACTTGAAAATGTTCCTGTTTGGAAAAGGCCAGTTATAAGCGGGTTCTCTCCTTTATCTGGAGCTGAAGAAGACACGATAACAGTTAGTGGATTTTTTAGCGGACTGCACAGCTCTAAAGTTAAAGTATCAAATTTAGCCGTAGACGATTTAACAACTAACGGCACGACTGGAATATCTTTTAAAATTCCAACAGGAGCATTAAGTGATTTTATTACTATTATATCTAGCGGAGGAAATGTAGAATCAACAGGAAAGCTTTCTATTTTTCCTAAGAAGCCGTTAGTTTCTGGGATATCTCCCGCTATAGCGTCTGGCTTAACTTATTCTGTATTAGGAGAAGGAAACAGGGTAAATATTTTTGGAGACAATTTAAACTTAGTCAACAGGGCGATAGCTTTTGATTCAAATGGAGGAGAAATAAATCAAGATACTTTTGTTTCAAAAAATGCAAAACAAATATCTTTAAACCTGCCTGCTAGAATTGACACTATAATAGATGAGACGGGAACAACTTTAAATACTGTTAACGTATCTAGCGACGTTTCTGGGGTTTTTAAATTAAGAGACAGGTTTGATAGGATAACGACTGGCACAGCCAACTTTAAAATAGCCAAGTTCTCCGGAGTTTCTGACTCACATCCAGTTTTTAACGAAGAAATAACCCTATCCGGCAAATTCTTTTCTGGCTTAAATGCTTCTTTCCAAAATGAAACGGGAAAGATTATATCTGGAGAATTCCAAGAAACAATTTCAACTACTGGAGCGGGAGGAAATCTTCTAAATGAAGAGGGTTTTTCTATTAAAGTAAAAGTGCCAAGAGGAATAGTATCTTCTCCTATTTTAATAAGTGGCAATAATAATCCTTCAATTTTAAATACTACTGATAATATATTTCCGCTTGCTACTATAACAGGAATTAGCGGAAATCATGTAGACGCAAATAAATTACATGTAGATAGAAAAATAAGAATTAGCGGAATTAATTCTATTGGAAGCTATTCTTCTGGAGATAATGTTATTGGAATTACAGGAGATGGCAAAAGCGCATTCTTTTCTATAAATAGCTACTCACGAACTACAGGCGAAGACGGCGAGAGTCTATCTGTTTTCGATTTAAATGTAGGCAAAAACTTTTCTGGTAGCGGTCAGTTTTTTATAATGAGTTCTTGGGAAGATTATAATTCTTCTGAATTTAACTTCTCTTCTTCTAAAACTAATGATAACATAAATAAAATAATAGATAGTAATTTCTATAATATAGTTTATCCAGCTCCAGTTATATCTGGGATTTCAACAGGGTCAAAATTTAACGAAAATACAACAGGATTTATTAGCGGAGACAACTTAACTTCTGTAACAGGGCTTTTCTTGTCTAAAAATAATACTTTATTTTCAGCTACTGGTTTCGAAGCGGTTTCTAATACTCTGATAAGATTTACTCCTCCTTTTACGAACCTTGCTACAGGCTCAGGAGTATTAGTTGTTCAGAGCCCGGACGGACAGGGAACAAGCGAAGCTTCTGGAGGAGCTATAACTATAATTCCAACAATAGGAATATCTTCGTTTCCAAACAGGGCTGGCAGCTCTTTTAGTAAGCCAGAGGCGATAACTGGTGAGTCTTTAGATATGACAGGCTCTGGTTTTCTGGAAACTAATACGGTTGAGTTTAACGCGCCGGATAAATCTGTAGAAGCGAGCTTTACAATTTTATCTGACTCTGGGATATCGGTTACTATTCCGCAGGGGATTACAGAAGGGCAAGAAGTTAGTTTGAGTATTCAAGGCCTACTGGGCGATACTTTTACGACTACCGATAAGTTTACGATAATACCAGATAACCCAGCGATAGAATTTAATGTTATTAGCGGTAGAGCTGCGCCTGTTAAAAGCGACTCCACAAGAACTTCTATGTTTACGATGGTGGAGACTATAGGAGGAATTGATTTCTATGTTACTAAGATGGTAAATCCAGACGGAGACGAAGTTATTTTTGCTACTGACAAGGTATAAGCTAGATAGCATAAAGCCGCCCTAGTGACGTGCTGAAATACTTTTAAAGTATTAACGCATTGAACTAGGCGCGGCTTTACTGTTGTCTAATAAAGACATGAAATACCTCTAGGGTATTAACTATCTGAATTAGATCAACTTTGTATCAGCTCTTTTACTTCATCATAAGTTTCTTTTACCCTTATGGAGCTTCTGCGAAGTTCTATTACGGTTCTCTCTGTTGAGTCCGCATAAAAAGTCTGAACTTTATTTACATTGACAACGATTTTTCTCTCTGGATTAGAGAGTCTGCCGATGCCTTCCGATACTATTTCTGTTAATTCGATAAACATTTCTTACAAACAAGAATCATTTTGCCAGATTTCTGCACCCATGTCAAGTCTATTTCTTTGAAAACTTTTTTGCATTTTGAGCACTCACACATACCCTGCAATTACACTGCTCTCTAAAAAATAAATTTTTTATTTTTAACTTCCAATAACTAAGAGCTAAATTTACAAATAAGTTCAAATGGTACCCCGACTAGGATTCGAACCTAGAATCTACAACTTAGAAGGTTGTTGCCTTATCCATTCGGCCATCGGGGCTGGAGATTTCTGTTGACTTAATGAAAAACGTCTTGCGTTTTAAAGATGTGAAACAGATAATCTAACTTGAGCTCATGAGCCTGTGACGCTTGCCACCGTACTCATAATTATAAGCAAAGTCCAAGCGATCATTACTTTAATATTAACATTATTACTCATCCAACCCCAAATAAAGGTGATAAGTCCACCTATACCGCATAGGAATGTTAGAATAATACATGCAATACCGAGCCCTGTTTTGCCCTGCTGAAACATAGCTACCCAAGCAATAATGAGACACACTAGCGACGGGAGCGCCAGCACCAACTGAATAGGACTGATTTGTGTTTCCATGATATTATTCAGAGTCTTCGTATTTTTTATTTGGCTTAGTTTCGCCAGCTACGCCGACTTTGAAATCTGGATTAAGCTTACCTGAGTCAGCATTTTTTTGATAGGTAGCTTTTAAGAAGGCATTGTGCTTAATACTGCCTAAAGCAGGATGTTTGCCGCCTATGGTTATTTCCAAATCATCATTGCCGTTTTGCGCCATTAAATTCCTAAAATCACTAGCAGCTTTTAAGGTGACTTTAGAGCCAAATAAATGAAGTGCTCGAAGGTTCTTCAAGTTAGAAAGATACTCAAGCCCTTTG